TCCAGACACCCCTTCCATTAATCTTGACCGTGTGTCTCACTTAATTGTTGGACTACGCCAAGAGGGAAATGCTTGGATAGGCAAAGCAAAAATTCTTGAAACCCCTATGGGTAACATTGCAAGAAACCTTATTGAGGGTGGCGCACAACTAGGTGTGTCATCAAGAGGTATGGGTTCTTTAAAAATGGAAAACGGCATTAATGTTGTTCAAGGAGATTTCCATCTGGCCACAGCGGCAGATATTGTAGCAGACCCTTCCGCACCTGGTGCTTTTGTACAAGGCATTATGGAAGGCAAAGAATGGATGATGGTCAATGGCGTATGGACTGAATATCAGTACGAAGAAGCTAAGCAAGAAATTAAACAAGCATCTCGTAAAGACATAGAAAAAGTAAGTCTACGCATTTGGGAATCATTTGTCAAAAAACTTTAATTATAAATATCCAATATAAAATCAAGGAGATTTTCAAAATGGCAAAATTTAATCTGTCAGATGCCGCTAAAGCAATTCTAACCGAAGGTTCTAAAGAAACTTTGGATTCCAATGTTGCATCAAAAAGAGGTGGTGGTGACAAACCACAAAAACTATCTACATCAGTTGTTTCAGGACAAAAAGATGTTGGCAAAATTGGTGACTCACCTGAAATGAAGGATGATACAAATCCTGATTACACAAAAGGCGTGCCATCAGCAAAACCACCAGGAGCAACACCACCAGTTGGTTCAGAACCAGGTTCAAAAATTTCTGGTGAATTTGACCAACAATCTAAAGGTCGTTCTGATTTAACTGCAACTGCACAAGATCCAGCAACTGATTACGGTTCTATTCGTGACCGTATCAAAGCTAAATTGGCAAAACAAATGATGCCTGCAAATCCAGGTGCCACATTCCAATCTTATGCTAACGAAGAAGCAGAAGAAGATGGTGAAGTTGTTGAAGAAGAAGGTCATGAAGATGCGGCGCAAGACAAAGCAATGATTAAAGCAGCAATGAAAAAAGAAAAGATGAAAGAAAAAATGAAGGAAGATATGGACGCTCTATTGAGTGACGAAAATCTTTCCGAAGAATTTGTTTCTAAAGCAACAACAATTTTTGAAGCTGCCGTTATCTCTCGTACTGAATCAATTTTGGAAGATATCCAAAACGAATTGGTTGTTCAGTTTGAAGAAGCAATTGAAGAAGTTAAAGAAGATTTGGCTACCAAAGTTGATGACTACATGAACTACATGGCCGAAGAATGGATGAAAGAAAACACATTGGCAGTTGAAAAAGGTCTACGCTCCGAAATCGTGGAAGACTTTATTGCCGGTCTAAAAGATTTGTTTGTTGAACATTACATTGACATTCCAGAAGAAAAAGTTAATGTTGTCGAAGAATTGACAACCCGTGTGGAAGAACTTGAAGCTTCTTTGAATGAGCAAATCAATGCTGCCATCCAACTTAAAAAAGAATTAAACGAAAAAACTAAAACAGAGGCTATACATGCAGTATGTGAAGGCCTGACGCAGACCCAAGTGGAGAAAATGAAACAACTCGCAGAGAGTGTTGAATTCACTTCAGAAGAAGAATTTGCAGACAAAGTTGTTACACTAAGAGAATCTTATTTTGAACAACCAGTTAAATCTGCCGATAGTTCTGCTCTAAATGAAGAAATTACAGTTGAAGAAGAAGATAAGAAACCTGTCTCTACTGATCCTGCAATTGCTCAATACGCACAATCAATCTCTAAATCATTGGTTAAATAAATAAAGTTTACCAATAAAAGATACTTACAAGGAGAACACTCATGTATCTAACAGAAGAACTACAAAAGAAATGGGATCCAGTTCTGAATCATCCAGAATTAGAAGCCATTAAAGACCCATACAAGCGTGCTGTTACAGCTCTTGTTTTGGAAAACCAACAACAAGCAATGCGTCAAGATGCACAAGCGTTGAATGAAACAGCTTATTCATCATCACCTACTAACGCAACCGGTTCTAGTATTTCTAACTATGACCCAATTTTGATTAGCTTGGTTCGCCGTGCTCTTCCTAATTTGATTGCTTATGATGTTGCTGGTGTTCAGCCAATGACAGGACCTACTGGTCTTATCTTCGCAATGCGTGCTAAGTACGGTTCACAAACTGGTACAGAAGCATTCTTCAACGAAGCTAATACACAGTTCACTGGTGCTAACTCTACAACAAACTTGTATGGTTTCAGAGCAACAGGCGGCGCAGACTTAGTTACCAACCCAGTTGCCGACCTTACTGCTAACATGTACACAACTGGTATTGCAATGACAACAACCAAGGCTGAAGGTCTTGGTAAAGATGATGTCACAGATGCATTCAACCAGATGGCATTCAGCATTGAGAAAGTTACTGTAACTGCTCAAAGCCGTGCATTGAAAGCTGAATACTCACTAGAACTTGCACAAGACTTGAAAGCAGTTCATGGTTTGGACGCAGAAACAGAATTGTCAAACATTCTGTCTACAGAAATTCTTTCTGAAATCAACCGTGAAGTTATCCGTACTATCTATTTGTCTGCTGTTGCAGGCGCACAATATGGTACTACAACTGCTGGTGCATTTGACTTAGACACTGACTCTAACGGCCGTTGGTCTGTTGAGCGTTTCAAAGGTTTGATTTTCCAAATCGAACGTGATGCTAATGTGATTGCAAAAGCAACTCGTAGAGGTAAAGGCAATGTGATGATCGTATCATCTGATGTTGCTTCCGCTATGGCAATGGCTGGTGTTCTTTCTTACACACCTGCTCTATCTGCTGACCTACAAGTTGACGATACAGGTAACACATTTGCTGGTATGTTGCATGGCCGTATCAAGGTATACATTGACCCATATTTTGGTGGTTACACTTCTAACCAAGAATTGGTGACAATTGGATACAAAGGTACATCACCATACGATGCCGGTTTGTTCTATTGCCCTTATGTACCTCTACAAATGGTTCGTGCTGTTGACCAGTATACATTCCAACCAAAAATTGGATTCAAAACTCGTTACGGCATGGTATCAAACCCATTTGCACAAGGTTCAGCTGTTGGTAACGGTGGTTTGACACCTCGTTCTAACCAATACTACCGTATCTTCCAAGTTAAAAACTTGATGTAATACGAAGCCACCATAGAGTGGTGCTTTAAAAGGACCTCTTAGGAGGTCCTTTTTTTTGGCTCCTAAATAGTAGATAAAGGAGAATTTAATGACAGCGTTGACCAGAAGTCCACAAAATACTAACTTATTACAACCTACAAAATACCTATTGGTTTTTAATAGAATTGGAACTGTTCAGTATTTTTGTCAATCAGTTAATATTCCATCCATAAAGTTGGGTGAAGTTATTCGCACTACGCCATTCTTGGATTTGTATTCACCTGGTACCAAATTAGATTACAGTCCACTTGATATTGAATTTATTGTTGATGAAGAACTACAGACTTGGAAAAACTTGTATAACTGGTTTATATCAATTGCCGATCCGGATGGTTTTGAAAAAAGAACCTACAAACAAGAACTACAAAGAAGTGAACATTTTTCCGATGCCACTCTAACCATATTAAGTTCTTTAAATAACCCAATATTAAGAATTCAATTTCGGAATTTATTTCCAGTTACCATGGGTGATATCAATTTAGATACCAAACTGTCAGCAGATTCTATTGTAACTGTTTCTGCTTCTTTTAGGTACGAATCATATACTTACTTGCCATTGTAATACTAAAATGTTATAATGTAACTTTATTACCACTTTATATAATTATGGAAAATCTTGAACAAATATTAAAATACTGGGCAACGGATTCAAATATGGATCAAACAGAACCCAGTAAAGAACTATTGAAGATACCTGTCTTGCACAGTAAGTATCTAAACATTCTAACGAAACATAAAATTGCATCAAAGAAAGCCCACTTTGATTATCTACGTATGCGTAAGATTAAATGGGAATACTTTACTGGAAAAATGTCACAGGAAGAATTGCAAGACTATGGTTGGGAACCATTTCAGTTTGCATTAAAATCCGACATCAATACATACTTAGAAGCTGACGGTGATTTAATCAAACTGTTGGAAAAGAAAGTCTACCACGAAGAAGCCATATCGGTTATTGAATCCATTATGTCTGAACTTAAACAAAGAACGTGGCAGTTAAGAGATTTTATATCATGGGAAAAATTTGTAAACGGACAATAATATGAAGAAAGACCACATATCTAGAAAACATACACCGTTGCCATTTGGTAAATATAAAGGGTTTTATCTAAAAGACGTACCTGATGAATATTTGGATTGGGCAGCTAGACATTGGGTTGATAAACAATATAGACCCATATTAACTCTAGTGGTTGAAGAAATTACCGATAGACATTTTGAAAAAAGAAAACTTAAAAATGTCTGATATTGATATTACTATTGTAAAAAAAGATGAGGTGTATGCCAAGATAATTTGCGAGAAAGATGTTGCAAGAGAATTATCTGAGTACTTTACATTCTTTGTACCTGGTCACCAGTTTGTTCCGGCTTTCCGAAATAAAATTTGGGACGGAAAAATAAGACTTTTCAACCTACAAACTCAACAATTATATCTGGGACTTACCAGTTACTTACAAGAGTTTGCGGATGAACGCCAATACTTTATTGATTGGGGTGAACTCAAAACACAAGATGAATACTCTGTGTATCACTTCAACAAGTTTGTAGAAACTTTAAATTTGCATTCAAGGGGTGAACCAATTCAGGTTAGAGACCATCAAAGAAATGCATTTATACATGCAATGCAACATCGTAGAGCATTATTGTTGTCTCCAACAGCATCAGGTAAGTCCTTAATCATTTATTTGTTGTTCAGACAACTACTAGACTATCAGAATCTTAAAGGCCTTATAATCGTTCCTACGACTTCCTTGGTGGAACAGTTGTACTCCGATTTTGCAGACTACTCATCACACAATGGTTTTCTGGTTGAAGATGCGGTACACCGAATATATCAAGGCAAAGACAAAATATCGGACAAAGCATTAATCATCTCCACATGGCAATCATTATACACACTACCAGCCAGTTACTTTGAACAATTTGATTATGTAATTGGCGATGAGGCACATCTGTTCAAGGCACAATCACTTACAACCATACTTACATCTGCAACCAAAACTAAATATAGAATTGGTTTGACTGGTACTTTAGACGGAACCAAAACACATAAACTGGTACTTGAAGGCCTGTTTGGTGCCGTGGAAAAAGTTATCACTACAAAAGAATTGATAGACAATAAACAACTATCAGACTTTCAAATCAAATGTCTTGTGTTAAGGCATTCGGATGAAATTGTTGAACGAATGAAATCTGCAACATATCAAGAAGAAATAGATTATCTTATTTCAAATGAAAATAGAAATAGGTTCATTAGAAACCTTGCAATTGGTTTAGGTACTAATACACTTATATTATATCAAATGGTTGAAAAACATGGCCAAATCCTTTATAATGATATCTTAGAAAAAGCCAATGGCCGTAAGGTCTTTTTTATACATGGTGGTGTAGAAACACAAGAAAGAGAAGAAGTCCGTAGAATAATGGAGACTGAAAATGATGCTATCGTTGTCGCTTCTTTTGGTACTTTTAGTACAGGTATTAATATTCGCAATTTGCACAATATTATTTTTGCTTCTCCTTCTAAAAGTAGAGTCCGTAATCTTCAGTCTATTGGACGAGGATTAAGACAGAGTGAAGGCAAAGAAATGGCTACACTGTATGATATTGCGGATGATATGAGACATAAGAAACATATTAACTTTACACTGCAACATTTTGTGGAAAGAGTAAAGATATATAATGAGGAGAAGTTCTCATTCAAAATTTACAACATAGGACTTAAAGATGGAAAATGAAGTAAAAATTGTTAGATTCAAAGATGGTATGGATGTTATCTGTTTCTTTGCCAACCTGAATACTGAGGTTGTGGATATTATAGAACCTATGATGTTTGAGTTAAGAAATGCAAACTTAGTAATGCAACAATGGCTTCCAATTGCCATGATAAAAGAAAATCGTGCTTCTGTAAAGTGGGAAGATATTCTTTGTGTTATGGAACCAAGTGATGACTTTAAGGAGTATTTCCACACTACCGTGGAGAAAGTAAATGAATCTATTCAAAAGAAGAAGAATGCTTCTACTGAGGAAGAAAAAGATTATATGATGGATGTTATGAACGCTATGGATGAAATGGATAACTTAAAGAACTTAAAACTACACTAAACATCATGGGGGCTACATACGAACTATAACATTTGTCAAGCCCTTTGTCAACAACTTTTTATGGTACATTTGAATGAGTAAAACTAAACATTATATTAACAATCAAGATTTCTTAACGGCCTTAACAGATTACAAGGCTTCCAGTCTGATTGCCACACAAGAAAATAAACCGAAACCTAAGATACCAAACTACATCGGTGAGTGCTTTATGAAGATAGCAGAAGGTTTATCTCACAAACCAAACTTCATTAATTACAGTTACCGAGATGAAATGATTTCGGATGGAATTGAAAACTGTCTCATGTACTTTGAAAACTTCGATTCAACCAAATCTTCCAATCCATTTGCATACTTTACACAGGTAATTTACTTTGCTTTCCTAAGACGCATACAAAAAGAAAAAAAACAACTGTATGTCAAGTACAAGGCCACAGAGATGTATGGTATTTTAGATGAATTTGAGATGATGGAATCTGAAGATGGTACCACAAGGCAATTTGAACTTTACGATAATATTGCCGAGTTCATAGAAACATATGAAGATGCCAGAAAAACCAAAAAGGCAGAAAAGGACGCCTTAAAGAAACCAAAGGGCCTTGAAAAATTTATTGAGGAATGATTATGAGAGTTGGATTTACTTGTTCCACATTTGATTTGTTCCACGCAGGTCATGTGATGATGCTAAAAGAGGCAAAGACCCAATGTGACCATTTGATTGTTGGACTACAAATGGATCCTACAATAGATAGACCAACTACCAAAAATAAACCTTTACAGACGGTACTGGAAAGATTCATACAGTTACAAGCCTGCAAGTATGTTGATGAAATTATACCATATGCCACAGAAAAAGAATTGATGGACATATTGACTTCTTATCCAATTGATGTTAGAATCGTTGGTGAAGAATATAAAGATAAACAATTTACTGGTTATAATTTACCAATATCTGTATATTTCAATAGTAGACAACACAGTTTTTCTACAACTGAGTTGCGACAAAGATTAATGGTTAATGAAAAGGCAAAATGAAAGTAGCAATAATTACCGACCAACATTTTGGAGCTCGTAATGATTCCACACACTTCTTGGACTTCTATGAAAAATTTTATAATGAGGTATTCTTTCCTAATATACAGGCTGCCGGAATTCGCACTGTTCTTATTCTTGGTGATACTTTTGATAGAAGGAAGTATGTAAACTTCTTTACCTTGAAGAAAACAAAACAAATGTTTTTTGACCCTTTGTACCAAATGGGTATTGAAGTTCATATGTTGGCAGGTAATCATGACACTTATTTCAAGAATACCAATGATGTAAATTCGGTTGATTTATTATTAAAAGAATATGATAACATAATCGTTATTGATTCACCACAAACCATTCATTTGAAATATGAAGATACCTCATATGACGTTTGTATGGTGCCTTGGATATGTGCCGAGAACTATGAACGTTCTATGGAAGAAATTAAGAACACCTCGGCCACAATTTGTATGGGTCATTTGGAAGTTGCTGGGTTTGCCATGTATCGTGGTATGCCATCACATGAAGGATTAGAACGTGCTCTATTCAGGAAGTTTGAGTATACTTTTTCTGGCCATTATCATCATAAGTCCAATGCTGATGATATCTTCTATTTGGGCAACCCGTATGAACTTACTTGGCAAGACTATAATGACGATAGGGGTTTTCATATATTTGATATGGATCGGCGTTCGCTGGAATTCGTAAAGAATCCAAACAAGATGTTCCATAAGATTACCTATGACGACAAGAAAGATACCATTACAAATATTACCAATATGGATTTGACTCAGTATGCTGGCAAATATGTTAAGGTGGTAGTAATTAATAAAACCAACCCATATTTGTTTGACAAACTGATGAGTAACCTGTATAATGTCAATCCAGTAGATGTTACAATTGCTGAAGATTTCACGGACCTTACAGAAGGTCTTGATGATGATATGTTGGACCAAGCTGAAGATACATTAACCACATTGAACAAATATGTGGAGACCATAAAAGATGATGGAATTGATAACGATAAATTGAAAACATTATTGAAAGAGCTCTACATAGAAGCATTGAATACTGAACAAGCATGATACTATTCCAAACAATTAGGTGGAAGAATTTTCTTTCCACCGGGGCTTCATTTACGGAAATTAATTTTACCAAATCAACAAATACGTTGATTATTGGTCAGAATGGTGCTGGAAAATCCACTATTTTAGATGCATTGTGCTTCGGTTTATTTGGTAAACCGTTTCGTAAGATAAATAAACCTCAATTATTGAACTCCATTAATGGCCGTGATGCTATGGTGGAAGTAGAGTTTAATATTGGCCAGAAAAAATATAAAGTTATTCGTGGTATCAAACCGAATGTGTTTGAAATATACCTGAATGATGTATTGCTGAACCAAGATGCAGCTTCAAAGGATTACCAAGAGATTTTAGAGAAGAATATTCTCAAATTAAATTATAAATCCTTCACGCAAGTTGTCATTCTTGGTTCAGCATCCTTTGTACCATTCATGCAGTTGTCTGCGGCCGACCGTAGAACTATCATTGAAGATTTACTGGACATACAAATATTCTCGTCAATGAATGCCATTGTCAAAGAGAAAATGTCTGCATTAAAAGATGGTATCACTAAATCAAAATATGATATCAAACTTGTAGAAGAAAAAATCAATCTACAGATGCAGAACATTGAAGAAAATAATAAGAACAGAGTTGCCGAAATACAAAAGAGAGTGCAAGAGGTTGCAGAAGCATATCTACAAATCCAAAAATTGGAAAAAGATATTGATTTGATTAACAAACATATAGATGTATTACAAGGTAAAGTTGGTGATAAGAAAGAGAAACTTGACAAAAAAGCCAAGGGTCTATTTCAAATTAAAGGTAAGGTTCAAACTAATATTGCCAGAAATGAAAAGGAGATTCAGTTCTATGAAAAAAACCACGACTGTCCGACATGTAAACAATCAATTACTCCCGATTGGAAAGATTCTCAAGTTAAAGAAAAGACAGAGAAAATTGATACACAAAGGACTGGCCTCCAAGAAATTGATGAAGAACTAACCAAAGTCAACAATGAGGTTAAAGCCATTACTGATATTATCAATCACATTAATGCACACAACGGTGAAATTATTAGACACAATTCTACCATAACATCTATCAATCAATACATTACAAAATTGAATGGTGAGTTAGGTGAATTGAATGAGAAACGAGTTGGTACAGAAGGTGCTGACCAGAAGTTAATTGAACTGAAACAAGAACTGGAAACTTATAACCAGTTATACAAAGAACAATTAACCGAGAAACATTATAATGAATTTGCAGGTACATTGTTGAAAGATGGTGGTATTAAGACCAGAATCATTAAACAGTATTTGCCAATTATGAATAAGTTGATTAACAAGTACCTGACTGCCATGGACTTCTTTGTTAACTTTAACATCAATGAAAATTTTGAAGAAACAATTAAGAGTAGGCACCGTGATGAATTCTCGTATGCCAATTTCTCTGAAGGTGAAAAGATGCGTATTGATTTGGCTTTGTTATTCACATGGAGACAAATTGCCAAGTTAAAGAACTCTACCAATACAAACCTATTGATATTGGATGAAGTGTTTGATTCAAGTTTAGATACCGTGGGTACGGAAGAATTTCTAAAGTTGATTAATGAAATGGGTACAGACACCAATGTGTTTGTTATTTCCCATAAAGGCGACCAACTCTTTGATAAGTTTAGGTCAATTATTAAATTTAAGAAAGTGAATAACTTTTCAAGGATAGAAAAATGAGTGACGATATTATCTTATATGATACAAAAGAAGCTGCCAAGGTTATACTTGACATACCCACATTTGAGTTGGTACCGGCCGATTGGCCGGGTTTATATAAACCAACACCTGAATTTGATTTCAGTAAACCTCCAATTGATCCAAATACTTTTGCATCCACATTGGTAGAAACCTGTAAGAAACACAAAGGATTTGGATTGTCTGCCAATCAATGTGGATATCCATTTAGAGTTTTTGTTATGGGAACCGATGATGAATATGTGGCATTCTTTAATCCTAAGGTGGTTAAAACTGAGGGTGAAACTCACATGGAAGAGGGATGTCTATCATGGCCATTATTGACCTTGCGTATTACCAGACCTAAAAAGATTTGGGTAGAATACCAGGATTTCACCGGTGCGAAGAAAGAGGCAGTCTTTGATGGTATATCTGCACGGTGTTTCCTCCATGAGCTTGACCACCAAGACGGAATCATGTATACTTCAAGGGTAAAACCTCTTGCGTTACAGTTTGGACTTAAAAAACTGGAAAAGATTAGACGCAAATACTTTAACCCTAAGATGATGAAAAAAATGACTAATGGCAACCAAAAAGCACATCCCTGATGTAGAAGAACAATGGCGTACATGGTCCGATGAATTTACTTCAGATAGATTTGAACACATTGACACTGATACACTAAAAGAAACCCTCATCAAAGATTTATCTTATGCATCTCAAATGGATGTACGAGAGTACACCTTATACCAGAAATGGTGTGAGGTGCATGAAAAATATCCTACTAGAACTATCACTACATTGTATGGTGATGACCACCAGTTGATTGATATTGGCCAACAGACTCTCATTGATAAAGTCAAAAAGAATTTCTGGATGCCTGAAGGTACAGATGACTACGAAAAATTGAAACCGACCTTGGTATTATCCAATGGTGATTTGGCTGAAACATGGAATACGATTCGTACCTTTTCATCCACAATGAAGAACAATTCTAATATTGGTCGTAACCTTTACTACACAATCGTTGATGAAGTAACAGGTAAGTACCTAGGCGTTATCTGTATATCATCCGACTTCTTGGACTTGACTCCAAGAGATAAAGAGATTGGATGGGCCAGAGATATCAAGACACAACAAGGTATGATTAATCACACGGCCATTGGTTCCACGATTGTTCCTTTGCAGCCTTTAGGTTTCAACTATATGGGTGGTAAGTTATTGGCATTGTTATGTCTTTCAGACACCGTACAGAAAGATTGGATGAGACAATATGGTGATTTTCTTGTTGGTGTTACAACTACTTCTCTTTATGGCAATACTAAGTCCGGTGGTTTATCTCAGTATGATGGTCTTGAACATTGGAACAAAATGGGTTTCAGTTCTGGTTCGGTTGCTTTTGAACCTACAAAAAAGACCATGAGAATGGTATATAATTGGGTAAAAGAGAATCATACACGCCGTTATTTTGAATGGTGGGAAGCCAAGAATCCAAAAGGTCTTCCATTAAAGCGTGACCATAAAAACCGAACATTAAATTTTGCGTATGGTAAGTTGGATATTCCAAAACAACTTATTCGTACCGAACATCAGCGTGGAATTTATTTTTCTCCGCTGTATAATAACACCAATGAATACCTCCGCAAGGAGATTGGTGATGAACAACTGGTAAAGTCCTTTGATACCAGTGAAGAAGCTTTGGCAAATATTTGGAAAACCAAATATGCTAAAGGACGGATATCAATGTTAAAGAAAAAGAATACTGTCTCTTATGAGAACCTGTTCTACGATGACTTGATATTCATGGATTGGGAAACCACCAAGACAAAATATTTGCCGCAAGTTGGCAGATAAAAAAGTATACCGCAAGGTTGCTTGACACACACACTAAATAGTGTTATGATGTGAATGCTTGTGAAAGCAAGTTTGTTTTTTTAACTTTGTCATTATTAGGAGATTATATTATGACTAACAAAATTTCTGCGAAAGCAAAAATCCTTAACTACTTGAGCAAGACAGAGGGTTACAACACCCTGTCAGTTGCACAAGCTCGTGCTCGTTTTGGTATCCAAAATGTTTCTGCTCGTGTTGATGAATTGCGCCAAGAAGGCCATGTCATCTACACCAACACCAAATCCCGTGGTGATGGTTCTAAAGTATCTGTGTACCGTATGGGCAAACCAACCAAAGCAATGGTTCGTGCTGCACTGAGCACAGGCTTTAACTACACTGCTTAATCAGTGAATTGTGGGGAGTACCATTTAACAGTGGTCTCCCCTTTTTTTTTATATCTTTGGAGAGATAATGGAAATTTCAATTAAAAAAGAAGAACTTCAAAAGAAAAGTATTTTCGTTGCTACACCAATGTATGGTGGCATGAATCATGGCTTATATGCCAAGGCTTGTTTAGACCTACAGGCAATTTGTATGCAATATGGAATTACAATTAAATTTTCATTTCTTTTCAATGAGTCTTTAATTACAAGAGCAAGAAACTACCTTGTGGATGAGTTCGTTTCTCGTTCAGATTGTACACACCTGTTATTCATAGATGCTGATATTCACTTTAATCCACAAGATGTTCTTGCACTCTTGGCCTTGGACAAAGATGTTATCGGCGGACCTTATCCTAAGAAAGCCATCAAATGGCGTTCAGTTAAGAAAGCACTAGAAAAAAATCCTGATTTGGATGTAGGTTTGCTTGAAAGAGTTACGGGTGATTATGTTTTCAATCCAGTACGAGGCACAGCACAATTCTCAGTCACAGAACCTCTACAGGTTTTGGAAATTGGTACAGGATTTATGTTAGTTAAACGGGAAGTATTTCCTAAGTTTGAAGCAGCATATCCTCAGTTGCGTTACAAACCAGACCATGTAGGTCAAGCACACTTTGATGGTTCACGATACATTCATGCGTACTTTGACACTATCATTGATTCAAAAGATTCAGCAACCGGCGGCGGCACAGACCGTTACCTAAGTGAAGATTATATGTTCTGCCAACTCTGGCGCAAGCTTGGTGGAGAAATCTACTTGTGTCCTTGGATGAGAGCAGACCACATTGGTACCTATCACTTTAAAGGTGATATGCCAGCAGTTGCCAATTATGTTGGTGAGATGTAAAATGGGATACGACAAAGTGTATGTAAGCAATGATGAAGATGAAGTAAAATCATCTCAAACTGCAACAACAGGTGGTCGTAAGTTTGACGGTAACAAACTAGAATATGGTTTGTTACCACCTCTTGCTCTTGAAGCCACTGTTGATGTATTGACATTTGGTGCTCAGAAGTATGAAAGAGACAATTGGAAAAATGTACCTGATTCAAAACGCAGGTACTATGATGCACTTCAACGGCATCTATGGGCTTGGAAGAAAGGTGAAATCCTTGATAAAGAATCTGGTAAACACCACCTGGCTCATGCGATGTGCTGCTTGATGTTTTTGTATGAACATGATATACTTACTCATGTTAAATTTTATAATGAGGAACATAAATGAAAATTTCTAATGAGACACTGACGGTTCTAAAGAACTTTGTTAGTATCAATGCAAGTATTGAATTCAAAAAAGGAAACAAACTTGCAACAATTTCACCCACTAAAACTGTACTGGCAAAAGCCACAGTTACGGATAAATTTCCACAAGATTTTTGTATTCATGACTTGAACCAGTTCTTGTCTGTACAGTCCCTGTATAAAGATGGTGAGATTGATTTTGATGACAAACATGTTATCTTTAAATCTGGCCGTAAGAAACTTAACTATCGCACAACTTCACGGAATGTTATTGTTACAGTACCAGAAAAAGAATTGAACCTTCCATCGGTTGATGCATCATTCTCTTTGACTGCGGAAGATTTGGCTAACATTATGAAATCATCTGCTGTGTTGCAGTCACCTAATGTTGCAATCATGTCTGATGGTGATAAGATTTATGTTACCTCGTTTGATGCAAATGATGATTCAGCACACATCAATTCTACAGAAATTACTGATGGTAATGGTTCTGTATTCAAGGCAGTTTTCTTGACAGAGAATCTAAAGATGATGCCTGATTCTTATAGTGTTGAAATTTCATCCAAAGGTTTGGCGTCCTTCAAAAACATCAAAGGTGATTTGCAATATTGGATTGCAATTGAATCTAAACATTCTAAATTCGGAGAGTAATATGATTTGGTTAACAGATTCCGTTAATGGCCATAAAGTTGCGGTAAATCCACGATACATTGTGGCTGTATTTCAAGTACCTGAAACAGCTGATGAAGAACAGAACAAACTTGCCGGCAAGACAGCAATTAATTTGACTACTGGTAGTATTATTGTTGATGAATCGGAATTAGATGTTGTAGGAAAGATGGCAAGATGACTAAAGTAAATACATTGTTTGGTTCATTTGATGATGAACAACTGAAAAAACTCAAAGGTTATATTGATGAATTGGTTCTACACATGAACAAGAACCAAGGTAACAATGAAGCAATGAAAGATATTGTGGATTTTGCCAATGATGAATTGAAAATCCCTAAGAAGATTGTCAAGCGTATGGCAAAGACACAATTCAAAAATTCTTTCCAAACTGAAGTAGCAGAATCAAAAGAGTTTGAAGCTCTATTTGAAAGCATGAATGAGGTGAAATGATGGGTGAAATTAGAACATGGACCGACAGGCCTGAGTACATTGCTGTATTGAGGAAAGAAATTCAGGTTTTAAAAGACCGTTATAAACCAGAAACAGAAGGCACCGGACATTTCAACACAGCAATTTCTGTATTGGAATCCCGTGTCAAAGAACTTGAACAAGATTTAAACTGGCCATTTCCTGGATGACACCATTAGTCATTGATGATTTCTTACCTGTACCAATACAGGATGTAATACATGAAATATTAATTGGACCTGATTTCCCTTGGACATTTTCCAAGTATTCAGTTTCAATGATTAGTTCAAATGAATATTTTCACACCAATGAACCTAACAGAGAACACATACAGTTACGGCATAGGTTTATGGATGATGATAAAATAACCAGTGAATATTATGGTTATATTGAACCATTGAAACTTGTTTTTGAAAGTCATATGAGGTCTAAGGTACTTACAACATATAGGATTAAATCCAACCTGTTGATAAGCCAAAAAGGACCTTACATACAACCACCTCACGCTGACACTATGGAGTTGATAGAAGATGGTGTTAATTGCCTTGGTTACAAAACTCTGTTATACTATGTGAATGATTCTGATGGTGATACCATCTTTTATAACGAATGCTTTACCGGACAACCTGTTGGTCTTTTAACTGAACAACAAAGGGTTTCTCCTAAAAAAGGTAGAGCTGTTATATTTGATTCTAACCAATTACATTCTGGTTCCTGTCCTAGTGTTAATGATGCTAGAATAGTAATTAATTCTGTATTTGGTATTTGATTTTTTTTATATTATGGAGTATTTGAATGAACGAACACATATTGTGGGTGGAGAAGTATCGCCCTAAAACCGTTGAAGATTGTATTTTGCCTGAAGTTATCAGGGCAACTTTCCAAGAATATGTAAACCGTAAAGAGATTCCAAATCTTCTACTATCAGGTACTGCTGGTGTTGGTAAAACAACTATTGCAAAAGCCTTGTGTCAAGAAGTTGGTTGTGATTACATTGTTATCAACGGGTCTGATGAGTCAGGTATTGACACATTCAGAAACAAAATTAAGAACTACGCCTCATCTGTATCCTTGACCGGCGGCCGCAAGGTCATCATCATTGACGAAGCAGACTATCTAAATCCAAATTCAACTCAACCTGCGTTGCGTGGTGCAATCGAGGAGTTCTCTGAGAACTGTTCCTTTATCTTCACCTGTAACTTTAAGAACAGGATCATTGATCCTATTCATTCACGTTGTAGTGTTGTTGACTTTAAAATCAATGGCAGTAAACTAAAGATGGCTACGGCATTCTTCAAACGTGTTGAGTGGATTTTGAAACAAGAAGGCATCACATACGACAAACAGGTTGTGGCTGCCGTTATCACCAAACATTTCCCTGACAATCGCCGTGTTCTAAATGAACTACAACGATATTCAGTATCAGGTACAATTGACAAAGGTATTCTTGCATCAGTGTCTGATGTTAATATATCTGAATTGGTCAAGGCATTGAAGTCAAAAGACTTTACGGCCTGTCGTAAATGGGTCACAGGCAATCTGGACAATGATGCGACCACCTTGTTTCGTAAATTGTATGAATCATTGTATGAATCATTGGAAGCCAATTCTGTGCCACAGATGGTTGTTATTATTGCCAAGTATCAATATCAGGCAGCCTTTGTTGCAGACCATGAGATTAATCTTATTGCCTGTTTAACAGAAATCATGGTTGAGTGTGAATTCAAATGAGTCCGTTTGACTACGTTGACTTCATTTTCCGCAAGAAAAAACCAGACGGAGACCTAGACTTTGTAGACTATGCACCATTCATTGTAAATCGTTCACTGTCCTATCACATGGATTGTGTACTTTATGCAAATGAAATGAATCTTTATCCAGGTACCGATAAGGACATACAGTACCAATATTTTCTAAATAGTATTAGACCTATGAAACGAGGCTTTCAACCTTGGCAAAAGTCCAAAACTGACGAGAATATTGAGTGTGTGAAAGCCTATTTTGGTTATTCTAACGCCAAGGCCAAAGAGGCCCTACGTATTCTCTCCGATGAACAAATCGCTGTAATAAAAATAAAAACAGACACCGGCGGAGTGAAGAATAATGGTAAATCTTAATGACCTAATTGAAGTAACACTGAATGAAAAAGATGATTTTCTAAAGGTACGTGAAACACTAACACGGATCGGTGTAGCTTCCAAAAAAGAACAAATTCTATATCAATCATGCCACATACTCCACAAACGTGGACAATACTATGTGGTACATTTCAAAGAACTATTTGCACTAGATGGCAAACCAACAGACATTTCAGAAAGTGACTTGGCTCGTAGGAATGCTATTGCCAACTTGTTAGAAGATTGGGGATTGGTCAAACTGGTAAATCCAAAACAAACTGAAGTGCCAGAACCTATTTTCTTATCACAAATTAAAATCATTTCTCATAAAGAAAAGAACGAATGGCAATTGGTGCCAAAATACAATATAGGTAAAAAACCAAATAATAATTAAGGAGTGGTAATTATGGAACTGTTGAATGGATTAGGATATCTATGGATGATATTCTTTATTATGATGTCTGCTGGTCTTGCAAAAGAATATAACCTTTTCGGGTCAGCATACTCTTATGTCAAAAAAACTTTTGGTTCAAATAAATTTGTTGTCGTTATACTAAGTGCAATTGGTGGTGTACTACCGATTGAGGGTAGAGTAACAGTATCCGCTGGACTACTGGACACCGTGGCACCAAAATGTGGCCATGGTCGTGAGAAGATGGGTATATTAGATTATCTGTCTACACACCACTATTATATGTGGTCACCTTTGGAAAAGACTGTGGTTCTTCCTATCGCTGTCTTTGGTCTTACCTACGCAACATTTATTGGTATGATTGCACCACTACTTGTAGTCAGTTTTGTTTTCATTTCTGCCTACATTTGGACGCAGATTAAAGATGAAGAAATCGTAATTGAAACTTCTGATTCTTTTAAGATAAGTGAAATCATCAGGAATGTTTTTCCGATGATTGTTGCAATCGGTTCTTACATATACCTTGGCGGTGAAAGCAATGTATTCACAATCTTTGGATTATTGACCTTATATTATGTGTTCTTAACAAGACAATGGAACATCAAGAAACTACTGAGTTACATTAGTTGGGATGTTTTAGGTACAGTAGCTGTTGTTATTGTATTGGGTAATTTCTTCAAGTCGCATAATGCAGAGTATGTAGAATTCATCAAGAACAGTATGTTTGATCCACATACATTAACTGGAATGGCTTTAATTAGTCTTACTGGATTTGTTGTGAGTTTCCTAATGGGTAGTTCTGGTAAGTTTATTGCCATTGCCGTATTGATGGCTCAAGTCTTTGGAGTAGAATACTTCATGTGGTTCTTTGCTGTAGACTATGCAGGTTATCTATTGAGTCCTACTCACAAGTGTGTTATGATTGGTAACCGATATTTTGGTACAACATTAAAAACCTACTATACCGCACTAGTAAGTTGGGCAATATTGCTTTTAACCACCGCCGGTCTCTTTACTTTTGTATAAATATATGATATAGTCCTAGTCCCTTGGGATGGGAAAAAAGGTGCTCCACCTACCTTAGGAGCGTTATCAAATCGGGCACAACGATATGGTGTCTCTGGAATCCGTAACCAGAACCTCAACCGATACGCCTTCGGGGTATCAATTTTTAATCTTGCTTTTAGGAGAAAACTATGACAAATCTTATGAAAGAATTGTTCAATACCGATTTAGGTAAATTTCAATCATTCACTGTTGGTTTCAATGACACAATGGAACTCATGCGTGAAGCAGCTGCGGCCGCTGCAACAAAAGCCATAACTTATCCCCCATACAACATCAAACAAATAAAAGAGAACAAGTACGTCATTGAGATGGCCGTTGCTGGTTTTGCTAAGTCTGATATTGAGATGACTTTAGAGGGTAATAAACTCGTAATTAAAGCTGCAGCTAAAGATGATGATGAGGAAGAATATCTATTCAAAGGTATTGCCAACCGTGGATTTGAACGCACCTTTACTCTTGCAGATAAAGTAGAAATTCAAGATGCAGAGATGATGAATGGTATGCTTAGAATTTGGCTAGAAAACATGGTCAAAGTACAAGACGCCATTAAGAAAATCACCATCAAGGAAACT